GAGCGCTTTGCCTACTTCCTGAGCAGCGACGGCCAAACCCTAAGCTGGCCGCCCGATACCATCAACACAGATCTGCGCCTCGCCGATTACCTCGGCCCGGAGCCCGCCAACGAGAGGGAGCCGCAACCATGACAGATGACATCACCACACCCGCGCAGGGGACGACGCCGCTGTGGAGCGATACGCAAGTCACGAAAGCGGCACACCACAACTCGCAGCATATCAGTTACTACAGCAGCGCACTCCATGCTTTGCGTCAAATGCGCGACGACTACGAAGCCGACCGCCAACGCCTCATTGCCGAGGCCGACCAGTTGCGCGCTGAACTATATGAAATGTGCGAAAGATGCGAGGGCAGAGGTTTTGCCGATGACGGTAAGGGCTTCTCCGTCACTTGCCCCGATTGCGAAGGCACAGGCGGCGTCAAGATGTCAATAGCCAATTTGATAGCGCGCATTGCCGAGCTTGAGCGTGCGCTAGAGGAGGCGGTATGAGTAAAAAAGGTAAACTCATCCGTATAGAGCCGGGCTTTGAGAAGCCCGATGTGGGGTGCGTGGTTAAGGTCGAGGCCATAGATTGGGGCATGGTTAACCAGCAGGTAGAGGCTGACGACTCGGCGCACCGCATTGTGCGCGGCACTATCTACGGTCAAGTGATTATCTGCACAGATGAGCAAATCACCGTAGCGCCACAAGTCTTTGATGATGGCGGGGTGCGCTGCGCGCTGACGATGCCGTGGGCGACCGTAATTCAGGTGACGATATTAGAGCGGACAAAGGTGCAACCATGACTGACGACACCACCACACCCGCGCAGGGGACGCCGCCGCTGTTGTGGTCAGACGAGCGCATTGGCGAATTGACCAAATCTATGCTAACGCAAGAGCCGAATCATACGCCAAAAGGTCTTGTTAGGAGAGTCACGTATGCCATGCGCGAGGACTACGAAGATGACCGCCAACGCCTCATTGCCGAGGCCGACAAGTTGCGCGCTGAACTAGCCGAGAAGCAAGCGTACATCCTGACTCTTGAGCGTGCGCTAGGGGAGGCGACAGAACTAGATTCCCCTGATGGTGAAGGGTATTGGGAGTTTACGGGCAGAATAGAGGGTTCATCTGTCGAGAAAGTGCAATGGCTTGTCATGGTGCGCTTTGCCAAACTAGACAAACAATATTATGCCTATCGCTTTGGCGGGATGACGATTCGGGCCAACCTGATGATTGGTGCATGGAAACGAATATACACGTCATGGGAACGTCGCACCAGCAGCAGCCCCACAGCCGCGCCTGTGCCGAGTGCGGAGGTGATGTTCGTGCTGAAAGAAGCATTGAAAGTATATCGTGACGAAATATATGCCTCAGAACCTTACGATCAAGAGGAGCAATACACGGAAATAGACACAGCCCTTGCATGGCTCGATAGTCTGAAATAACGCCTCAAAATAACGCGCAAAAGTATACTAAACAGCCGCCACCTGTGACCTCGCGAGCAACAGGTGGCGGCATACAACACCTGAAAGGTAACTTCAGATGCTATCTAACAATACCACAGTTCTGGCTGCGCGCGCCTTTGCGCCCGCACCCCCCATCAGCACCCTGCACGAACCTCTGTCCCGCGACCAACGTATCGACGAAACCGTCGCCCTGGTCGACACCGCCCTCTACTATGAATGGCTCAAAGCCGAGAGGGAGGACTATGAAGAGTACATGCGGGAGATCGAGTGGTTGCGGCTGGGCTGCTAACGTACCCCAAACCGTATAAACGACGTCGACAATAGTTGGGAGTCGATCTATAATAATCGCCGGCACAGGATTCGACCCTGTGCCGGCTTTCGCATTTAGAAAGGACAGTTTCCAAATGCCGCAAAATTCTATCACGCGCGCCACACGCGCGCCTAACCACTTTGTTGAACCTGACCCGCCCGCACCCCGCGTCGAGTTCCTGCCTCCCTTAGAGCTTCCGGCTGTGCCGATTAGCGCCCCCATGCCCCATTCCAGTTACCAAGACCGCGCCCACGGCTTTGTCCTGGCGACGGCCCCCCTGGCTGCTGCCACAGGCTTCGTCGTGCTGCTTATTGGTATAACCGCATTCGGCATTCCCGTACTGAGTGTGGCGGCGCTGCTGCTGGCCCTGGCAGGCTTTACCGTGGCCTGGCTCATCGCCTTCCTCGGCCACACGTTTGTAAGCGCCGACGGCGCTATGTTTTTGAGTGTCGTCCTGATGTGGCGACTGCTCTTCTTGGAAGGACGAGAAAGGCGGCGCCGTTATGGTATCCGACGATAAAGTCCACGCCGCCCTGCAGCGCAAGCTCGATGTCTCCAGGAGCGCGCCGGAGCGCCACACGAACCTTCGCGCCATCGCCGAAGAACTGTCGCTCCGTAACGTCGACGCCGCCACCTGCGAACTGCTCAACGAGGCGCTGGCCCGGCTGGTACATCTTGCCTACGAGGTGGACGCAGGGGGTCTGTGCAACGTGGACGCCGCCACAGGACGCTTCCTCATCCCCCTGCCGTGGGGCCGCAATGGGGCCGCCCAATGGCGACTGCGACGGCAGGAGAGCAACATCTTGCGCGAGATTCTTTTCGCCTGGCAGAAGGAGCAGCCCGCCCTGCTTCTGTATGACCGCAGCCGGCGCAGTTGGTTCGTGAACTTGCTCGCCTTCGGTAGCATCGGCATCGCTAAAGCCTGGCTCAGAGCGCACCCGGTAACTATCCCCCTCTATAGGGCCGGGCGCACACAAGCGGTAGCCAAGTGCTGACGGCCCCGCTCGCCCTGCCTAGCCCGCTCTCGTGTAAAAACAAAAGCGCCAGGGGCTGCTCACCCCTGGCGCTTTCTTCGACACCCCCATCCATCGAGGAAGTATTATCAAAATAGTTATGGCGGCGGTGCTTGGAGCGTGCGCGATTAAACAAAGAACATCCAAGCAAATGAACGCGCCGATCCCAACTGATTCTCTAAATACATATCTGTGCCAGACATGCCAATCGTTGCTCTACCCGATACCCCCGATGAACCAGTAAGTGGCCCGTTAAGCATATTCATGGTCGCTCCCATGAATACCGATGATATATACGCCGCATTTCGGTAAAAGATCATGCCGTAAGCTGTCGGACTATTGGTACACCAGAACAGAGCCATACCAGCAATCGAAGGAGCCGGAAACTGGAAGAAAGAGAGATTGTTGATAGTGGTTCCGCCTGTCCGATACCCCCCCGCCCCCGTCATCAGGCCCGTGTACGTCTGCGCCACGCTCAGGCGGCCCATATCAAGGATGCTCACCGTGGAATCTTGAAGCGTCGTTCCATTCGCCCAGGTAGCGACTCGATTCAATATGGGTGTCCCTGTACGCAAAGCTGCCGCGCCGAGTAGATTCGCCTGGCTGATGCGCTTGTCACGGTTGGTCACGTCTGACGTATCGGAAACCAAGAAGTAGTCATCGACCGCCACCGCAGTTAATTCTGTGAGATCACGGATTGTACTCGGCATCGTTACTGCTCCTCAATCGGCACACAATCCTGCATTGCCGGTACACCATCCTGCACGAAGCATAAATTTTCCAGGTCGAAGAACCACCCGTCGCTGCCCATCGTCACATCATGTTCGGCGGCCAAATAGCCCAGGAAGCGTTGCGCCGCCGCCTCGCTTGCCTTCATCTCGGCAATCAACTGCGCCAGGTGGGTGCGCTGCGCCGCCGATAGGTGCTTATAGTTCGGCATGCCCATTGGGCGACTTCTCCACTTCTGCCTCTATCACAGGCATCGTTTCCGGCTCTGGGTAAGGCGCTGGTGGCGGTTGGAAGGCTGGCACAAAGACCAGGCGGTTGCTGTCAAACTGGTACATCTGCAAGTTCACGCCCTGCTCTTTGGCGAAATACCCGATAAACTGCTCCGCTACAATGCGCGCCGTATTGAGGTTGCTGATAAGCGAAGCCATCTGCTCACGCTGCATCCCATTTAATGCCACGTCACTCGGTGGCGCTTCCACCTTACGTTTTGCCTCGCCCATGTTACGCTGCCTCCTCTGTTGCTGCCGGTTCCACCACCACCGGCGGTACATATTGCGTAAGGAACTCAAACCATACGTTGACAGACGCCCGTATGGCCCCCTCGGCCCCCGCCACGTCACTGGCCCAGGCGTCGTAGGTCAACGACCACGCCGAATCCGCCAGCATCGTTGTCACGAAGCCATAGGTCGCCGGGCTTCGCACCACCGTCGCCAAGATGTTCTGCTGAGTGGCGTCAAGGCCCTCGGTGTTGTTGGCCTTGTAGAGCGCCTCAGACTGCACGATGGCGTTGGCCTGTGCGTTGAAGTCGGGCGATGTGGATAGCGCCGCCTGTTGTAAAAAACTTATACTCATTATTGCCCCCTTTACTTACCATGTCGTTGTCGGGAATAAAATTCGCCGCCAGTTGTTATCTGCATAACACAAATAGAGATAGGTTGCGCCCAGGCCATCGGTACCCCAACACATCTCGCCCTTGAAACCGAGCGACCCTGGCATCGTTTGCGCTGATGTGACTACGCGCGGCGTCTGTAGCCATATCGTGTCACCCGTCTGGATCAACTTGTTTACGGACACTTGAGGCGCTATAAAATCAGTCGATGACCTGAGCAGACTAGCTGACAGATAGGTAGGCGTCGCCCGCTCCAATGTCAGCAGCCCCGTCGTTGCCGATGGCCCGAACATGCTGAGAATTTGCCCCGTTGACGTATTGACAACGCCAATCGCCTGATTCGTGGCAAGAGATAGATTGGCTCCATCCCACTTTAGATTGGTGTTGGCGTTGCCGATATTGACCTTATAGGTAGTGGCATCGTAGCCGATAAAGAAGCCCGCCACATTGCCCGGCGCGCCCCCATAGCTCGTCTTGCCAAAGCTGTGAATGTTGCTGGCGCTATCTATCTCCAGCGTGCCGGTACGAACCACGCCGCCGCCGTTCATGTCGCCAAGATAGCCAACGCTCATGCGGTCGGCTTGAATCTCAGCCGATTTGATACTGCTGGACAAGATGCTGCCGGTCACAATGTTGTTGCCGCTAATGTACGTTGCCCCGCCGACGATGCTGAGTGAACCGGGGTCGAGCGTCGTGGCCCCAGGGTCAAAGACGGCGATCAGGGACGAGGTGGTCGAAAGGCTGCTCAGAGCGGTAGTTGACGCAAACAGTACCGCCCCATAGTTATAATAAATATAGCTGCGCGCCGCCGTGCTAAGGCTCGGCAAACTGCCGTCGTTGATTGGCTTGACTGCGCCATCCGCATAATAGAGCGAAACCGCCAAACCACCGCCCGGCGTCGTCGTTCCCCAGGCAATGCTACGCTGCCCCGTAACCTTAATCGTGCCATAGACGCCCTGCAGCTTGTACTGGTCGCCATAGGCTTGCGCGTCCGTCTTGGCGGTGCCGGCTTTGGTCGTGGCGTCAAGGGCGGCAGCGGTTTGGGCGTCTTGGGCGTAGCCATAAGCCGTGCTATTGAGGGAGACAATCGTAGCTGAGGCCAGGTTGCCCGTCGTAATCGTCTGCGACGCAATGTTGGTCGCCGTGATGCTGCCCGTAAAGATGTTGCCGCCGCTGATGTAGGTTGATCCGGCAACGACGGTGATCGAGGCCAGCCGGGCCGAGGCGGGTAGCACCGCCGAATCGCTAGGGTCGCAGACGGCAATCAAGACATTGTTGGCCGCGCTGACCGTGGCGATGCTGGTCGTGTTCCCCATGGTCATCGTGCCTGAGCCCGACATGTTGACATAGAGATAGGTGCGCGTGCTGATCGTGAGATAGCCGGGCGCAGGAGGGTCGGCAATGCTGCGTGTGCTGCCCGCAGGTGTGGCAAAGACGACGGCCAAGCCTAGCCCCGCGCTTCCTGGCACACTAGTCCCCCATCTCACGCGGTTGGTGCCGGGGCTGTCCCATAGGCCGCTGACGCCGACAATGCGCCGGGCGTCGCTGTAGGCGATAGCGTTGGCCTGAGCGATACCAGCGTAGCCCGTTGAGCTTAGGTCGGCGGCGTGGTCGTATGCAGCATCCTGTGTATCGACATAGGTCTTAGTAACCGTCGTGCCGGGGTCAGTGACGATGAGCGAACCCGATACTTGCAGGATGCCGGTTGACTGTTGCCATCTGAGGTAATTGCCGGTCGCCTCGTTGCCAACCACAACATCGCCCGCACGGCTCCCCGTCGTGATGACCTGGAAGCCGGTCGTCGCCGTCGCCCCGACGTTGCTGCCAATCTTCAGATTGCCGTCTGCCGTCCATAGCCCCGTATCGCTTGTGCCGTTGTTGAGGCGAATATCGACCTTGTACAGGCTGAATTGCAGATTGGAGGCAATCAGATAGCCAGAATTGGCGTCTGACAAATCCTTGCCCGCAATCATGCCCCACTGGCTGACGCCGCTCACGCCCGGCAGGCCGACGCCCGCCAACTGCCCCATCCGCATACGCGGGATGATGCCGGTTGGGTCGTCGGCATCCCACGGATGCGCCCCACTCGTAAAGACATCGATGTAGGGCGTATAGCCTAAATCGCTGCGCCAATCGCTCGTCATCAAAATGCGCCCATCGCCCTGCTTACCATAGCTGACGACGGCGCTGCCTTTGGGCAGGGTGCTATCCGTACCCGACATCTTGCTGACGCTATAGGTAGCATAGCCGGTATTCTGGACGGCGCCGTTGACCTGTAGCCACACGTCGGTCACGCCCGTTGCTATCTCCGTCTTGGCGCGTACGATCTCCCCCGGCTGGAAGTAGAAAGCCGGCCCCGATGGCGGGTCATTGATGTCCATATAGTTGCCGAGATGGCTTACGTGCAGTTCGTTGCCTGTAAACGTTCCGCTCGTCGTCACCACCTGAAGCGGTACGCCCGCCCCCGCAGGGGTACTGTAGACAACCAGTACATCATCATCGACCACCGACGAGTCGATCACGGCGTCATTGTAGAGCGTTGCCGCCGTTGCCACCATGAAAGTGCCGCCGGTGGCGTGGACTTCATCCTTGACAAATACAGTGGCGTGGAGCTCACCCCTGGCCCAGATGTTGTTAAATTCGGCGTTGCCGCCAGGGCTAATCTGCCATCCTCGTAAGCCGCTGACAAAGCCAGGCCGCCCGCTCTGCAAGTTGCCCACGCTATCCAGCACAATCAACTCATTGCCGCTGGTATCTTCGATACGCCACATGCGCCCCGTTTGGCCGCTCTTTTGCTTGATGCGCTGCGTATGGTCGGCATTGGAAAAGGCGATCACATCCAGCGCGGCCCCGCTGGGCGTGCGGTTGATGCCGACCCAGTTGTTCGCCCCATCGACATACAACAGGTTGGTGTCGAGTTGGATGCCGCCATTGGCGTCGGTGCGGAGGACGCTGACCGCCGCTCCCGGCGCAGAGGAAGTGGGCAAGACGGCGAGGGTGTTGGCCGGATGCACACCAATCACGGTGTAGTCCGCCCCGACAACACTGTGCGCCACCCCAAAGATCGGCGCTCCCGTTATGATGTCATGCACATAAGGGTGATGCTGGTCGGTCTGGACATTGCCGAGGTCGGTGTGCTGCAGCTGCTGCCAGGCAAAGGTCGTCGGCCCCGTTGCCCGCACCACATTGCCCGTTGTAAGCCCTGACGCCGTGTGCTGGGCGACGCCGATATTGTCAGTGCCGACCAGCGGATGCAAGTGCGGGTGGTGGTCGTCGACGCCGATGGACTGTAAAGCGGAATGAGGGCGTGTCTCGATACTGCCCAAATTCGAGCCGACGAAGTTGATCAGCGACCAGTTGAGCGTGCCATTGTGGTAGCCGCTGCTGAGTCCATGCGGGTTGGGGATGGCTCCCGACACCGATAGATTTTTCCACTGCCCTGTGGCGGCGTTGTAGACCAGCGATTGCCCATCGCTCGGCGAGGCCAGCGTCACATCGGTGAGGGCGTCGAGGTTGGTTGCCCCGCCACCACTCCCGCCACCCCCGGCGGCATAGGCCGAGGCTTCGCGGATGACGAGTTTGCCATTCTCGCGGCGCATGCGGAGCAGCACCCAGCCCTCTTGCAAGACGCCGACGGCATCATAGGCGGTCGTGCGCGCCAGGTCGCCATCATAGCCGAGCGAGACATAGAAGGTGCTGGGCATGCCTGTGACCGTCAGGTCAAAGGTGGTTGTGCTGGTTTTCCAGCCCAGCCGCCCCACGATCCAGTTGTCGTCGGAGGAGGTATTCCAAAGGTTAGCAAAGGCGCTCTTAAGGCGATCAACGGTCAAATTGGCACCTCCACCGGGCGCGTCCAGGTCAGGGCAGGCGGCCCCCACGTTTCGACTTCAAGAGTTAGCTGCACCGTTCGCACCAGCCCGCTGCGCTGATAGTCGTACTGGTAGTCGATCTGCTTAATCAGGCAGTTGACGGCGTCGTCAGGGAAAGGCTTGGATGGTTGGCTGCTGGAGAAGTTAACCACCAGTCGCCCCATGACGCCGGGGTCGGCATTCGCCAGTACGGTGGGGTTCCACGGCATCGTGATATGGATGTCGCCATACGGCGAGTTGAGATGAGCGTAACGATTGCCTTCGGATGTGTTGAGGTCGGTCTGAAAGTTGACGATGCGATTGGTGTTGGAAACGCTATCCTTGCCCTGCCCGCGCGTCTTGCCGGGGGCCAGCGACCAGCGCGTCGCTACAATCTCATTGCCATCATCATCCAACTCATAACCATCACTGGAGAGAATCGCCCCACTCAGCAACTCAAAGACGCGTGGATGGCGCTGCGTTTCGACGCTGACGTCGATAAAATCCAGATTGTCAATGTCGCCGACAAAAGTAACATCGGTGGAGCGTTTGGCTATGTCCACAAGGCTGGGGTCAGGCACCAACAGCATCTGCCCAGGGCGGTTACAGGTCAGATAAAAGTCCGGGGTCATCATATTAGCCAAGCCGTTGACTTGGTCATAGAGGTTGCCCGCATCGCTCCGCAGGCGCACAAAGTGTGTCCAGGGCAAGATGTCGGGGGCGATGAGGTCAGCAAGGTCGACTACCGTACTCTGCCAGTAGAGGACAAACCACAAATAATAAAAGAGGTTGTTGTTGGCTGTCTCATTCCATAACCCGGAGACGCCCGTTCCCTTTTGCAGTTCGAGCGAGAAGCCCGGCATCTCACTCAGACGTCCATTGACATCGACAAAGTGCAGCACGCTCTCGCCCAGACCCGCTGTGCGCTGGTGGGCAAAGCTGCCGCGCTCCTTGAGATGCCAACCGCTAAAGATCATGCGCGACGGGTTTACGCCATCTTCCTCCCAGACCAGTATCTTCGAGCCATCTCGGTACACATCGGGGTCAAGATAGCCAAAGAAACGAATATCCATCTCCTGGCCCTTTGGCGTCGCCGTGTGGCTGACAATCTGGTGCGGCAGGCACTGGTCGAAGGCAGGGTCACGCGCATAAACCAGCATATAGGCGGTGTGCGTGATGTAGTCCAGTGGGGCCGAGCGGCTGACGGTGAGGCTGACCTGATGCACCCCCGGTGGAAAGCGTACCGTCAGGGTCGCCGAGGTCAGCGAGCCGGTCACGACCGAGCCGGCGCCGACGTCCCAGGTATAGTCGCCGGCATCAATGGAGGTAATGCCGTGGTCGCCCATCGTCGTCACTTCAACCCACTGAAAACTATTACTGCCGTCGAGGGTTAGCTGAAGCAGCCCGGTTCCGGCATTGATGGTTCCGGCTTGATCCGGGCCGCAGTTGGCGACTGGATAGACGTTTTGGGCGGCGCTGCCGACCCTATCGCCGTCCATAAAGACGTCGCCGTTATCCTCGATACGCGGAATTTTGGCCCACAGACGATGCTCGTCCAAAACCGTCACGTATGACCCCACCACCGGGTTAAGTTCGCCGTCATGCTGCCCCTTGCTGCACCAGGCGGTGTTGATGAAAGTGGATGCCGACCCGGTGGCATACTTGATGCGCGTGCGACCGCGGTCATCCTTGCCCACATCGGTGCCAACCAAGACCGTTTGTCCTTCTTTGGTGGCTAGGTGGGTGGTGAAGGTGTTGAGGTCAAGATGCTGGATGGGGAAAGTGGGCGCGGTCGACACTTTGGCCGCCACCACCACACGCGGTCTGTGCCAGTAACAATAGATCGTCATGACATCAGCACCAGTTCACGCACCAGAACGGTGACGTCTTTGGGCATGTACTCCCAGTTGGCGTCGCTGCCGAGGGCAGGGCGATGGGCCACACCGTTGTAAATGTGATATTGCCAAAGCTCGTCACGCGCATAGATGGTGACCTTGCGCGTAGGATAAGCCACCAAGTCGAACTGCGTCAGCACAGCCCGGTACTGAGCATCGTTGTCCAGGGCGCTCCACAGCAGTTCGATAAATGGGCCTTCATCGAACATGCCGCCCTCGCCCAGATAGGTGCGGCGCGTGTAGCGCACACCTAATGAACGCGGCTGCGGGTTAAACTTAACCAGGCTGCCGAGGGAGTTGTACCACTCCAGTGCTATTCGATAATCGCTCTTAGACATGGATTACCACCGGCTCCTTGCGGGCTGCTTGGCAGCGGCTTCGACCCACTCCACCAGAGCCTCGCCAATCATGTTCTTAACATCCTGGTTGCTGCGGTTGCCGATGTCGCCCAGCACAATCGTAACGTCGCCCATCGTCACCGTGGATGCGCCCCCCAAACCCGCCCCCATGATGGCGCCGTTGCCGCTTGTGCCGGTGTCCAGGTTCGTCCATCCGGCAGCGGAGATCGATGCAGGGTCGATGCTGCCTCCGGGCTTGCGGTTCTGGGGATAAGTGAGGGGGTCAAGTAAATTGAGCGCCTCATAGAGCATGTTGATCGAGTCGTTGATACTGGCGATGTCTGCCGGGTCGGTCGCATTGGCGAGGCGGTCTGACATATCGCCCATCTCTCGCGCCAAGAGGTTGATCTGACTTTGCTCGGCGGGCGAGATGGTGGTGTCGGTGCCGGGGGCAACGCCCTTCATGATGCCGAGTTGGTCGTTCCACCACTTCTGCCCAATCGCCAGGGCCGAGTTCTTAAAGGCTTCTTCCGCCTTGAGATATTTGACCGAGGCTAAACCCTGCTCCGCCAGTTGCGCCTCGAACTCGGTCTGCAGGGCGTCGCGCTCCGCCAGCGCCTGATCTGAAATCTGGGTCATGCGCAGATTGTGCTGGTTGTCGAGTTCGGTCAACTCATTGCCGTGATGCGTTTTCTCGCGCGTGAGTTGCAGCCCATAATCCGTTTCCTCCTGCGTCTTTTGGTTGTTGTGGGCGGTTTTCATATCTTCCAACCGCTGCCCATCGGCGGTGCGGGCATCCTCCAACTGCTGATTCAGCGCCGTCTTTTGGTCGTCGATCTGCTGCTGCAGCGCCTCATTGGCATCGCTCACACGCTGGTCATAAGCGTCCTTCTCTTCTTTGTTGCGGTCGGCGTTATTTTTCTGCAGTTCACCAATGGCGTCGTCGTGTGACTTTTGATTTTCCTTCTGGCGGTCAGCCAGATTTTGCTTTTCCTCGGCGACCGACTTGTCATGGGCCTCGGCAGCGTCTTTGGTTTCGCGCGCATAACGCCGCTGCTCTTCATAGACGGCGGCGGCGTCAAGATGGGCGGCGGCATCGGCCAAACTCTCGTTGTGGTCTTTGACCGCCTTTTTGCGGTCATCCTGGTACTTCTCTTCGATGTCCTGCAGCTTTTTGTCGCTATCTTCTTTATCCTTGCGGTTTTTCTCGCCCAGGTCATCATTGGCCTTGCCCTCGGCCTCTTTTTCGTCTTTGTTGTTTTTGGCGAGGCTTTGGTTGTAATCACGCAGCCAACGTTCCTGCTGGCGACCGTTGTCACGCTGCTCCTTTGCCACTTGCTGGTCAAAGTCGCGACGCGCCTTTGTCTCGCGCTCCTCGGCTTCACGCGCGGCCTTCGCCAGGTCGTCCTGGAATGCCTGCTCGTCGCGTGCGCGCTTGCGCTGGTAATCCTCGTTCTGTTCGGATAGTTGCTGGTGGAACTGTTTCTCCGACCTGGCGACGGCGTCCTCGTAGGAGGTCTGTTCTTCAAAGGCATCTTGCAGCGCCTTCTCGGCGATGGCATTGGACTTGCGAAGATTGTCGACGAAAAGTTCAGGCGATTCTTGCGACACCTCCGCGAAGGTGGTGGGGCGCTGAACCCCGCCCTGAATGTCGGGCGCGCCCTGTGGGAGATCGTGCGAGGCCAGCAGCAGCGTCGATTTCAGGCGGGAGATAGAGGTGTCGATGCCCTTTAGCAGACCTGTGTAATGGTCGAGCAGGGCGGTGATCTCCGTTGCATTGCCCTCATGGGCGTCGAGCATCGTCCTGTATGTTTTGACATATTCGTCGTAACGCTTCTTGAGCGGCTCAAGCGCACTGAGTGGAGCAGTCTCCTCCGAACTCCCATACTGATAATCGCCTGGCGTTCGCGGCAGCGTCATGTTTTCTTGCTGGTGTTTGCGGATCGCCTCGGCAGCGCGCGTCGCCGCCTCAATCACACCGTCAAAAGAACCGGCGACGGCGTCAACCGAAGGCTTGACCACCTGGCCCAGCACCAGGCTAAAGTTTTCCCAACTCGTCGTCATGCGCTCTAGCGGCGACGCCTGCGCTTCGACCGATTGGGCAAGGTCGCCAAACTTGGCGGTTGAAAGGCCAAGCACTGCCTGCTCGAATGCCTCCTGGCGAGACAAGCCCTGGGTCGCCTCTCGCAAATCCAGGATGCGCTTGTTGACCTCGGTCACACTAAGGCCCAACTGGTCGAGGCGGCGCGTCGACATATTACCAATCGCCAGCGCCAGGTCGGTGGTCACGTCCTGCACACCGCGCCCCATCGCCACCGAGATGCCACGCGCGGCGGTCACAAAGCGTTTGACCTGATCAGCCGATGTGGCGAAGCCGAGGGCGTTGAGACGCACAACCTCACTGAGCGCCTCCGACTGGCTCACCGCCCCACCCGACGCTTTGATATAGGTCTCAATCATCACATTGAGCTTGGCGTAAGTCCCGGCCAATTCCAGCCCCGCCAGTTGTTGGCGTTGGAAGGTGGTGGCGATCTTCTCCCCGGAAATGGCCGCTTCAATGCCCGTTTTGGCGATCTGCACACCGAGTTGGATGACCTCGCCGGTGATCGCTCCCAAGTCCAGCGTAGCCACGGCGCCGAGTGTCTGGAAAATTTGACCGCCGATGCCGCCGGCAGCGCCGCCGAGCGTACCCAAGATGCCGCCCAAACCACCGCCACCACCGCCGCTCTGCTGGCGCATCTGCTGCATCTGAATGCGGTTGGCCTGCGCCTGCTGCATATTCGCCACGCGGTTGGCCTGCGCCTGCTGCGCCAAATTGAGTTGATGCAGCTGCGTCTGCGCCTGCCCGGACTGGCGTTGATTGAGCAACTGCACCGAGGCAAACTGGCGGCCCGCTTGCAACTGCGACTGGTGAAACTGGCTGGTGGCCGACTGCTGCGCCTGGAAAGCCTGGCGACTGATCAGTTGCCCGGCCTGATGGTTCTGGCGACTGGCCTGCTGCGCCGCCTGGAAGGACTGGCGACTAACCTGCATCTGACTGCCATAGCTCTGTCGCGAGGTCTGCTGCGCCGCCTGGAAGAATTGGCGCGTGTCCTGCATCTGCTGCTGATGCGACTGCCGCGCGGTCTGCTGCTGCGCCTGGAAGAATTGGCGCGTGTCCTGCATCTGCTTAGTAAAACTCTGCCGCGAGGTCTGCTGGTCAACCTGGAAGGACTGACGGCTGTCCTGCATTTTGGCCTGATGGAATTGGCGGCTGTCCTGAATCTGCTTGGTGAAGGATTGGCGAGCCTCGCGCTCCGCGGTCTGATGGGCCGCCTTCAGCCCATTGGTCTCCTGCCGCATGACCTCGATTAGCTCTCCGGCTATAGCGCGGGCATACGAAATCCGCTCTCCGGCTTCGGCGCGGGCCAAGATCAGGCGCTCGTTGGTGTCGCCCCGCACAATCGTTGTAATCTGGTTTTGTGTCGATTTAGCTTCGTTGACCGCCTTTTGCGCCTCGATGGCAGTGAGCTTAATGCTCTCCTGCACCTTCTTGGTGGCGGCGTCGAGCGGGGCCAGGGCGCGTTCAATGCCCTGAGCCACGCCTGCCATTGCGGCAGGCGCTTTTTCGGCCTGGGAAGTGTCAATTGTGATCTTGCCCGATGCGGAGGCAATGCCGCCTTCGGAGGTACTCATGCGTCGACCTTCTCGCCATTCTCAGGCGCTTGATAGACCCACTGCTTAATGCCGCTCTTGGGCTGTTCGGCCAAAGCTAAAATCGTGCTGATGCCCCCCTGCAAGGGCGGCAGGCTGCCACCCATCTTGCCAATGCCCCGCACAGGCCGCGAGGGGTCAGGCAAATGAAAGCCGCAGTCGAGCAATTGATTCAGCGTGTACTTCTGCTGCCACTCGCTGTGCGGCGGCGTCCCAACCTGGACGCGCTCGGCCAGGGCATTCTCGAACATCGTGCCAAAGGTCACTACCGCACTGTCAAAGAGGAAGGCCACCAGCCTGTCCTCGATGCATACGAGGTCAGAGGGCCGGCTGTGGCACTCCTGCACCATTCTCCATAACCTCCACATCTGAGGGCGGTTTGTAACGAAATGTTTTCAATGCTTCGGCTGGGATAAAACTCAGCCGGAAGATGTAGCTGCGGTCGGAGAGTTCGAGGTCGTCGATACTAATCTCGTCGTCGCCCACCGGGTCGTCGACGATGCGCGGCTGGATAAAGGCTGCCGTACACACCACGCGCAGGCTCTCCAGCATGTCGAGCGCCGCCTCGACGCCCTCCTGCGTGTCAAGGAAACGGTCGAGACGGTCATCCTCGGTCGTGCCATAGATGATGTCGACCATGAGGGCCGACAAAGGGTTAGGGATTTTACCAAGACGCAGCAGCATGTCCGGGCGCACCGTTCGCAAGCGCACCAACTTGCCGCTGTAGGGGAGTTGGATCAACTCCCCCTCCTCGCGATTCCGACGCCATTCTGAGCCGGAAGTAACAGGCAAGGTTTCGTCTATCATGGCAGTGGCACGATCCCGGCAGGCGGAAAGGCAGTGATGGGCAGGTCGACGGGATGGGTGATGATATTAACCGACCCATACTTGTCATCGTCGACAATCTGCATCGTGACTTCAGGAATGGTGAAGGCTCCATACTCCATCTGGGCGATGGTAAACCCGGAGAGAATTTTGCACTTGGGCAAGAAAAGCCAGGTGTCGCCCGCCTCCGAACTCAGCGCCTTGAGGATGATGCCGACATAGGGCATCTGCGAGCCGCCCGTAATCATCATCATGCGCGTACTCGATGAACTTGTGATCGCCTTGCCGGTAAGGACGGCCAGCGAGCTTAGGTTCAGCCCGCCCCAGCGCAGCTGCACCGTACCACCAATGGCGGCAGCGGAGATGGCGGTTTGGCGGTCGTCGCCGGTCAAGATGGCGTTGACGATCTCCATCGTCACCTGGCCCATCTGAATGCTCATAATATCGGTGCCGGTGGGCGGGGTGTAGGTGGGCGGCGCGCCCGCTGCCCCTGCCACCCAGGTGGCGATTTTGGCATCATTCAAGCCAAATTGTGGTGATCCCTGATCAAAAGGCATAGGATTTCCTCCTTAAAAGCTAATCCAAAGAAACTTGGCCCAGGCGCATCAGGCGCTGCAGGCGTTTAAAGTAAATCGGCCCCCAATAGTCGATAGCGGGAGCGATGATGGCGTACCTTCCCTGGTTGGCGATCTCAAGCCAGATCGGGTAATCCAGAAGTGGGTCGTGGGTGAGAATGACAACGCCGATGGCCCCGACCTCTTCGTCGACAAAGCCACGGAGCCCGGCTTTGGCATCCCCGGTGCGATCTGTCCAGGGACGGTTCTCCTTCGCCCAAGCCTCCATTTCGGCAGCCAGCACATACGCCTCATTACGACCCGCTGCGAAGACGGTCTGCGTATACTGCTTGCCCATTTGGGCTATGCTCTCGCCCGGCGTGACCTCCCACTTGAAGCCCATCTTCCCTCCTTATTAACTCGATCAGCGACCGAGCCGTGTGATCCCAGGTCTGGTTGGCCTTCAACCACTGCCTGGCCTGTTTGCCTTTGCGACGCGCGTCCTCCGGGTTCTCGAAGCAACCGCGCATGGCCGAGGCCAGGTCGTCGATGTCGGCGACCATCCACTCGCTGGAATCTCCCTTCTTGGGCGGCGGCATAACAACGGGGTGGCCCTGAACTACAATCGACCACTCGTCGGTGTGACCGTCATCCAAGCCGGAATAAGCCAGTGTAATTACCGGCAGCCCCATCATCGCCGCTTCGCGGTGCGGCATGCCCCACCCCTCAACATGGGAAGGCATCACCACACAGTCGACCTCGGCGTAGAGGTCTGCCATGTCCTCAAAGACCGACACGTCGTAAAAGACGCGCGGGTCACCGTCCTGCAGCTTGAGCAGGGCGGTCATTAGATTGCTGCTTTTGGGCAGGCATTTGACACGCAGGCGCACATCTTTCTCGCCGTGTGTTTTGCCGCCAAATGCTGCATAGAAGGCATCAAAGACCTCGTGCCACCCTTTGCGGTCGCCGCGATCTGCGAGCGCAAGGAATGTGTAAGGTCTGTCCGCCCTTTGAGGCCGTGGTGAAAATTCATCGGGGTCAGTGCCGAGCGCCAGGACGTCAATCGGCCCATGCCAGCCGCTGGCAATGAAGGCCAGGCGGTTGTGTTCGCAGGGGACGATCAGGCGCTCGACATTAGTGTGCTTGATGCGCCGCATGTTGTTCTCCCCCACACGGTTGCCCTCGCACATGGTCAGATACCAGTGGCGGCCCGGCACAGAGCGCACCGCCCGTGGTTCCATCGCCGAGATGGTGAGGTACTCCCAACTGGCTCCCAACTCGGCGCGCATCCACTCGGCGCAGTCCATGTGGTCGTGCATGAGGGGTGCGGTCGGGCAGCCCTGGCGGCGCAGCGCCTGCACCATACGCGCAGAGAGGCGACCATAGCTGATATATTCCAAGTAATAGCTCATCCAGTTAAGCGGCACGTCGAAGCCTCCTAATCCGCCAATCCATGCGCTCGCAGCTTGTTCCCAGCAATGCCCCCTGGTCGACCTGGGGAGGCGTCGTGTAAGCCCACTGCGCCTTGTAGCAGCCTGTGAAGGCATGACCCTGCGTGCGAACGTAAATCGCCTGCTGGGCCGCTACAATCTGGTCATAGCCCACGTACTGGTAGCACCACACCTCCAAGACCTGACTTTGGGCCACGACGCGCTCCTCTTCGTCGAAGATGGTGCTGTCGGGAATGGGCGCACGCGCCTTGATGATGGCGAGGGGCTTGATCTGCCCGCTGCCGTTAAAGGCTGCCGGCGTCACCTCGCGGTGGATGCCCAGCCGCGTCAGCGCGCTCGACGCGTAGATGCCGCCGGGCAGAATGGCGGCGGTAATGGCGTCGCCCTGCAGCCAGGCCACAAACTCGCCCTCTTCAGGGGTTGCTGTCGGCAGTGCGTGCGCGGTCGGCGTCGGCATGCGAACCTTCCCTTATCTTCTCCGCCGCCTGCTGCGCTTGTGAGCTTGCGGCGGGCGTTGCAGATGCCCCGGTCGCCTTCAGCAGCGGCGACAACTCGCCTCTGCCGGCGATGATCTCTTTAACAAAATTAACCAGATCTGTGATGTAGGCGTCGGGCGCTACAAAGCCATATTCCAACTGGATCGCCTCGCGTACTTTGGCGATCTGGGCCGCGGGCAGCGCGGGTGCTTCCTTTTTTTCTGGTTTTACTCCGGCAGCCACCATCGCATCACCTCTCCAAAAAAGAGAAAATAAACCGTGTTGGCAAAGGCTGTGGGGTTGTTATATCCGCGCGGCGCTTTCTTAGTGCCGGTGACCTCGTCCCACAGGTTGTTGATGGGGTCGACCTTGTCCATGCGCCACAGTTCGCTGGCCTCCAGGGCGTGGCGGTCGCGTAGCAGGGCGTCGAGCCAGGGGCCGCCCCCCACCCAATCCGGCTGGTTGGCGGGCAAGGTGACAAAGAGCATGCCGCCCGGCTTGCGCCAACTCTTCATGCGCTCCAGCGCCAACCACACCTCCATCGGGCCGTTTAAATGGTCGAGGGTGGAGATGCAGATGATGAGGTCGTATTGCTGCGGGGCTTCCCAGGACAGCACGTTCTCGTTGAGGATGCCGTGGCCCTGCTCGTAGAGATCGACCACGGTATGCCCATTGCTGGGCCAGCGCACAAGGTAATGGGGCAGGACGGCCCCGATTTCGAGGACGTCACCCCCGCGTGCACGCGCCGTCCCGTAAAGATGGAGGGCGGCGGAGACTTCCACAGCGCGCTCGCTGTGGCGCGAGAAATTGTAAGGAGCCTCCGTGTAAGGAAGCTCGACCCCGCGTAATTGAAATGTGGCCTGCTTTATATCGCTGAAAACACCCAAGTGACTCCCCCTTTGTATCCGCCGCCGGCTGCGCTTGTTAGCTTGCGGCGGGCGCAGTTACCCAGATGCCTGCCAGATGCCCTGAATCTCGCCAATGGTCACGATCACATCAACACAGGTGTATTCGTCGTTGTCGAGGACGAAGGTATAACCCTCCTGCATATCGGTGTCGGCGACGGTCGGGTGACCGCGTACGCCAAAGATGACAAGCTCGCGCATCGGCCCCATACCGGCAGCGGATTGTTGGGCGGTGGCGCGGTTGGCCGACTCTACGCGTACCTTCTGCGTCGCCGTGGCTTGGCCCAGGACGGTGATGAACTGCACGTCGGTCGGTTTGTCGAGAATGGCGGCCCAGGCCAGGGATGCCCGAATCCCGGCCTGGGCTGTCGGTAAACCGGCGAACGATCCTCTGTCCGCCAGCATCGCCGCTAAGTCAGGCATCAGAGCCTCCCATAGCCCGAAGGCATCCACCACGGCGATTCCACGCCGCCCGGATACTCTTCAACGCGCGCAGGCTTGCGTTTGGTTTGTCCGAAGCGCGCGCCACCCGCCCCTTGCAGGGCAATCGCCGCATCCAACGACTTTGTCCATAGTTCCAGCAGCTTGAGATAGTTGTCGAAAATCTTAGACATGGTTTCGCGGCTGTTGTTTTGGGTGTAGTCGGTCAAAGTCGCGGCCTGCGCTGCCAACTGGCGAATGGCGATCACGCGCGTATAGGCGGTCTGACAGGCGGGGTCAGTAAAGAAAACCGCCGCCTGGTCAAAGATCGCCTGAGCCTCCGGGTCAGGGAGGCTGGTGATGGTCGCGCCGACGTCCTTACGCAGGGCGTCGTAATCGGCTGCCGTAGCCATTAAGGCCAGGTGATTTCTTCTACGCTACGCAGCGGGTTGGCATACACCCCATAGTAGCTGTCCCAGACGCTCTGGGTTAGGAAGCGTGACAGATCGACCTGTTGGCCCTGGTTGGCGAGCGCCTGCTTCTCGAAGGAGCGATAGTCCTGGCCGCGGTATTGTTGCGAGATCAGGTAAGCCTTGCCGCTGGTGACGCCAGGATAGGTGACGGACTTATTGCCGCGTCGGCCTGTCCAGCCATCGTAGGCGATGATGCCGCGTACAGCGTCGATGGCGCTCGGCGCCTGGATCGAGGTGCCGATCTGCGGCGTGCGAATCAACATGCGCTCAATCGAGAAAACGTTAGCCGTCGAGACAAGAAGGTAATAAGGCCCACGGCGTGGGTTGACGGCGTCAGCTTTGGAGTGGTTGATGGCCGCCTCCAACGTGAGCAGCCACTTCTCGGTGGTGGTGGTGCCGGTGGCATTGGCTGCCGTTTTACTGCCGGCTGGATAGGTGTAACCGATGATGGGATTCAAATGCAGGTGGTTGAGCAGCGCATTATGGGCCACGCCCATTTGCCTCTCAACGACGCCAATATTCCAGGTCTCGTTGTAAATCACGAGGTCTTTGGAATATTCAAGCCCTGTTGCCCAATGGCGAATGCCCACCGTGTAGCTGCCGGTGGAAACTGTGCTGAACTTAACCTCACCGCCTTCGAAGACTTCCTCAAAGACAACACCGCCCGGCCCCATCGTCGATACGTCGATGTTCTTGGGCAGCCCGCTGTTGCTGACGGTGTCATAGAGCGGCGGATAAAGCACAGGTTCCTCGTCGCGCCCGGCGTCGATCTCATACTGTTGGCGGCGCGTCCATTCCGGCCCGAAGGTATCGGTGCCGACAAACTCATAGATGTGATGACCCTCGCCCTGCTGCCCGATCTCGCGCATGTGCTGCTCAAGCTGGAAGCCCGGCGGGAAGGGAATTGATGGCTTGTTCTTCACAAGCAGATCGCGTGAATAGATTTTGATCATGATTTTCTCCCTTAACTCGCCAGCGCATTGGCGGCTAACATGATGCCCGTAACCATGTTGCTGGCATCCTTCGCCGCCGTCGCCTTGAAGAAAGCGACAGCCCCGGCAGCGGGAGCGACCACGTAGGCGGCGTCATCCGGGTAATGCCCATTGACGGTCGCGACCGTGATATAGACAATGGTTCCCTTGCTGACCGTGAGCGCCGCCGGCACGAAGAATTGATACTCGCGGTTATCGGCGATCAGGGCGATTTGGTCGCCGATAGCGCCGGTTTCGGCGGCGATGCCGAGCCAACCTTCGACGACAATGACGGCCCCCTTGACGACGGCTGCCGTCAGGGTGACATTGACCGCCTTACCGTCCGACTCGAAAAATGTAGGCTTATTTGCCACTGTGGAGGCCATCAGCCACTCTCCTTTCCGTCATCCGCGGGGATGGGGAAGTAACTCGCCTTGCCGTTTTGGCTGGCGACAGGGTTGCGTTGGTTTGGCCCCATTGTGGCGACCACGGTAGCGGCCAACGTGTCCTTGACCGACTGCATCTCGCAGATTTCACGAAAGGCAGTGTCGGCCTCGGCGGGCGTCTTGGGGTTGCGGGCGCTGACAAGCTCGCGCACCAGCGGGCGCACAGCTTCGACCTTGATGCCCTTCTCCTTGTCCTCGATCAGTTCGCGGATGCGACTGGCGACGGCGGCCTTTTGTTGCTCGCCGAGCGTGGTCTGTATCTCGCGCACCGAGGAAAGCACATCGGCGCCATCGGCCAGGCCCAGCAGGGTGCGGAGTTCCGCCACTTGCTTAATCTCCGGGGCCAGCGGCGCTGTTTGCAAGACGGCGTCACGGACAACGGTCGGCAGCAGCCGGGCGTCCTCCACCGTCATTTCGGTAATAACCTCTAACTTGCTCTTTTCAGGCATAGTCTCCTCCTTGTTAGCCGGCGAGATGACGGTCACCGTATTGGTGGTCATCTCGCTCGTTAAATGCGGAACAGCGGCCAGGTCGGGAATTCCGGCCCGGTCGGCGGGTGCTAGGTCAATCTGGCCCAGCTTCAGTGTCTTGGCGTCCATGCGGTAAGCGCCGAGGGTGTTGTCCCACGCGCCCTGTGCCTGGGCGTCAATGCTGGTGGCGAGGCTCTTGTGCGATGCCTTGTAGCGTTCGATACGGTCTCGAAACGGCCCTGGCGGCACGTAACCTTTGCCCCACAGTAAGTCTCCTTCGCGTTTGGCTCCCACCCAATAGATCGCCTCTTGGGGGAAAGCTGTGGCGCGTTCAGCGTCAGACAAATGGCCCATCAGTCCCACTGGCTTCAGGGCCAACGTCTGGCGCTCCAACTCAAGAACAAAAGCCTCGTCATAGTGGCGTTTGTTGCCACTGGTGGTGTTGGCTTTGCCGATTGGCAATGTCAAAAAGCGCGGGCTGGGGTCACCGGCGATAAGGGCTTCGTAGTCCACGTCCGATGCAATGGGGACAGTGGGATATTGGCCGCGTAGCTCGGTCACCACCAACACATCACTAAATTGGCCGGATACCTCGGTTATCTGTGGCATCTCTAGCCCTTACCTTCGCCGCGGGACGACAGACGCCTCCTGAGTTTCCTCAGTCGGCGCTGGGGTTTCCGGCGCATTTTCGGGGGCCGGTTCGGTCGGCTCCGGCACAACGGCTGCCGGCGTCTTGGGCGCGTTATCAAGCGCCTGCTGCTCGGCGGCTGTCGGTGGCTCCGGCGGCGGGGTGGCGGTCGTTGCAACCTCGACTCCCTTGGGGTCGACCCCCAACTTTTCCAACAAGGCATTGATCTTTGCTTCTAAGCGAAGCCAAAATTCATCTGGCATGACACCCTCCATTTTTGGGTAAAAAATTAACCAACACGGCTCTGTACATGATCTTCGTTATCCTTGACCTCGGCGTCTGAAGAAATTGGATTCGTTTTTTTCTTCGAGTTCGAGTTTTGACGCCCGGCAAAGGTGGTTGGCTCACTATTCTGCGGGTTGGCCGCTGCCTGTTGGGCGGCGACCTGGGCCTGGCGCGCTTCAAACTGCGCTTTGGCGTTGACCAAGACCTCCTCGATGTCGTCGACCTCAACCGGGGCCAGGCGCACCGCCGTAATGTCGTCGAGCAGGCCGACACTGTAAGCCCACTCCACCGTTGCCAGGGTCAGGCGTCCGTCCTGGCTAATCTTGCGCCAGGACAACTCCGGCGCCTCGTCGACCACACCGGGCGTGGTCAGCGCCAGAAAGCCGAGGGCGATGGAGGCGATCTCAATCAGCCAGGTGCGGGTTTCGCCCTGTTTGCCCTCAATGAATTTCTCAAAGACAGGCATCTGCGTCTCGGTCGATGCTTTGGAAGAGGCGATGGCATTACCCATCACAAATTCGGGAATCTCGGCGTGTTCGAGGAAGAGGTAAAACATCAACTCCAGCAGGGCGACCACGTCCTGGGTAAAGTTGCCCGGCGTCTTATATTCGAATTGGCCGTTGGTCATGGTCAGCAGTTGGCCGAGGTTGACGTCGAGGCGCGGGGTGGTTTCTTTGCTGCCGTCGGGCAGGGTGTGGGTGTCAAAATCCCCGTACACTTCCCAAAACTTATTGAGGTCGGTGGCGGTGTTGAAGTTAATCACCGGCGTGGGGCGGCCCTGCAGCACATTGCCCTCGATAGCGGCGTCAAAGACCTCGCCGTAGCGTTGCAGCAGGCGCACCGTGGCCTCGGCCTCCGGGTGACCAAAGACCTCGCCCTCGCCCTGCTGGTTGGTGATGTGGACGATGGTGAGGCGGCCCAGCAGATTGGGATAAACGGTGGTCAGCGGGGCGGTCGATGCAAAATTGACAATGTGCAGGCGGCGGTCGGCGTAATACTCGTCGATCACAACCTGGCGCTCCAACGTCTCCGGGTGACTTAGCACCTGGGTCACGCGCCAGCCGATGATCAGCGAGAAATCGGCGGGGTCGACGATGGGGTCAACGTTGCGCGGGTCAACGATGGTGACGGAGAGGTCGGCGTTGATGACAACAAAGGCGTCGCCCTGCTTGAGGCTGGAGCGATAGGCGGCCAAAATGGGCGGGTGATGCTCCGTCCACCAATCGACGAGCGCCTCCTGGCTGGCGGCATCTTCGCACTTCCAGATCGGCGGTCGCCCCAGCGCCCAGGCCGCGACCTTCGACACCAGGGGTTTGAGCATCAGCCCGGCCAATTCCAGCCCGACTGCCTGGCCGTTGTGGATGCGTCGCCAGAAGTCATAATCCGGGCGTGAATAGTCGTTGGTGGGGCTGGCAAAGCTAAAAGAGAGGCGGCGCGTGAAGGTTTGGGCGCGGCGGATGATCAGCAGCGGGGTTTCGCCGGCAATCGCGAGCATAGATTCGACGATGCGGGGCAGACGTAGTGTCTCTGTAAAGCGCCGCCACAGGCTTTTAGGACGGTTGGTCAAGGCGGTCATGCGGCCTCCCCTCTAAACGCCGAGCCAGCTGGCTCGGCATCTCTACCGGGCATGCGAATCGGAGCGTTTTTGGAGGCATAACTGCTGCGGATGATGCCGTTGCCCCCGCGCCCGCGCACGTTGGCCTGGCGCATAATCGTCTCATGTAGCCCCAGACTCACGCGTCCGGCTTGGGCCAGGGCGAAGGAAACGGCGCGGTCATCGTGCATGCCGTCGGGCGCGCGTAGTGTGCTGCCGTCGATGGCGGCCAACTGGCTATAAGAGAGCAGCGAGTGCAGGATTTTGGTGTAATCCTCGGCATTGACGCGGAAATGGTCGGCGGCCTCGGTATAAAGCAGGGCTTTACCCAGTTTGGAGGACATCCAGCCTATTTTCTCGTCATGACCCCACAAAAGGCGCAGATGTTGGCAATTTTCGGTCAACCACTGGATGACGGCGTGACCGTGGTTGTTGCGCTCAATCATGGCGGCAGCGCCGTTGTAATACTCGCTGAGGAGGTAAATGTGGCCGCCGAAGATGCCCGGTTCAAACTTGCCCGCCAGCACACACACTTCCTCGCCCGTAATGGCGTCGAGGACGGTGGCGGATGAATCATCGGAGTTGGGGTTGCCCTCTGCCGGGTCGCCGCCAATCACATACCGCTTACCCCTTTCCGGGTAGCGGTAGATTTCGAGCCCGGCGATGGAGGGCGCTTTGCCGACAATGGGCAGCGGCGTCAACTCCTCAAAGCAGGATTCAATCCAAATGGGGCTAATGCGCTTGTCGAGGCTGCGCGGGGCCAAAGCTTCTGTGTCGGTGGCCGGATACTCTTGGTAGAGGTCGTCGAGCGCCCCGGTGCGGCTAAAAATGTCGCGCTTGATGCCCTCATACCACTGCTGGTCGCGCTGCGGGCGGGAGTGCCAGGGCAGAAAGATGGGGAACCACTCGTTTTCCTCGCGCCGCGCGCCGCGGTAAATGCGCTTAAAGGTGCTTTCCGGCTGCCCTTTATCGGCGGTCGATACCAGCATCATGCGCCCGCCGGCGTCGATGGTGGGCTTGACGGCGTTGAGCAGGGTCTGCAGATCGGGTAAATAGTCGGCTTCGTCGACCAGCACCAGCGTGCCGGTATAGGAGCGCCCTGCCGTGGTGGGGAAGGACTTAGCACTGGAGCCGTTGGCGAGGGCGAATTCGTGCTTGTTGTCGTAGGTAATGGCCCTGTCCTGGAGGTAATCGGGCAGGCGCTCGTAAATGCCCTTCAGACGCGCTAGAAGCTCGATGGCTTCCTCGTCGCGCTGGGAGAAGATGAGGACGGCGGCGGCAGGGTGAAAGAGCATCAGCCACAGCGCGTAGCCGATTGCCAACCAACTCAGCCCCAACTGCCGCGCCTTGAGGATGATATTGAGGCGGTTGTTATGCATGGCGTCCAGCGTCGTGGCCTGGGCGGGCCACAGGCTAAAGGGCAGCCAGTCGCGCTCGGTGGCGTTGAAGATGTAGGCATACGCGCCAATAAAGTAGCTGACGCTATGTTCGCAGCGTTGGACTTCGAGCTTATGTTCGGGAGAGAGCGCCTTTTTGCCTAGCTCAACCTTCAACGTCTGCAGTAACAGCGCCTTCTCGTCTTGCCGAAAGTTCCGCCAACGCTTGCTCAATGGCGATGTCGAGTTCATCTTCTGACATTTCTACCTGTCGTGAAATAGGATCGTCGTACTCATTTCGCAACTCACCCACCACCATACGGATGGCGTTGACCAACTCCGGCAGCCGCAGCGGCGAGGTATCGACCAATTCCAGGGCCACAATCAGCTTGCCGCGTGCTGCTTTGAGCAACTTAATGCGCTGGGCCTTGTCGGTGCGCGCCTCGGCGGCAGCTTCGCGGCGCACGCGGTTAATCTCGGCGATGTCCCAGGCTTCGGCGCGTTCGTGCCAGTGGAAGGCCAGGGCAATCTTGCGCCAGGAGCCATTGGGGCGTTTGCCATAGCCGACTTTTCCGCGTTTCTCCATCTCCTGGCGGTATGCCTGCTCGATGGTGCGGCGCGTACCAAGTGCGCGGTAGACCTCGAAGCACTGAAACCACAGCGCCGACTCACCGGGCTGGCGATTCCACGGCTCCAACCACTCCTGCGCCGGGCCGACTTGCCACTCCAAAGAGGTGAATCTACCCCTGGTTTTGTTAACTTTAGTTGCAGGTTTACGCATAATTACACCAATTTCTGAGGAATCTTACCCGTTGCGTGAACACATCTTCGCATTAGGGGAATCCGCCAATTCGAGCTACATTAGACCTATGACACCGAGCAAACTTTGTCCCCATCCAGGCTGCACCACCAAGATCAATCGCAGCGCCAAGTTCTGCCTGCGCCACACCGACCGCAAGGGAAACAGGTGGCCCATAGTTGCCCAAAACAAGATCTGCGACTTGTGCGGCAGCCCGTTTCAAACCACCAATGGACGCCAACGCTTCTGCCTTGAATGCCGAGAAGGAACCTGTGTGATCTGCGGCCAATCGTTTAAGCGCGATTTCCGCGCCCGCAAAGTAGTCACCACCTGTTCCCGCCCCTGTTCGGCCAAACTTGCCGGGCAAAGTCGCACCCGCCAGACGCTCACATGCCTGTGCTGCGGCATCCAGTTTCAACCTCTCAATGGTCACACCAAGAAAAAATACTGCTCGCTCAAATGCAAGCATCTGGCCTCGCGCAGACCCCAGGCCGACAAGAGGCGCAACACCTATAAATATCGCCTGTGGCGGGAGGCTGTATACGCTCGCGACCGCTACACATGCCAACAGTGCGGCGCAAAAGGCGAGATTCAAGCACACCACATCAAGTCGTGGGAGAAGCACCCTAAATTGCGCTTTGAGGTCGCCAATGGCGTCACCTTGTGCCAAACTTGCCACGAAAATATCCACGGAGCGCATATTCCGCGTGTAGCCAAGAGAACCACCGCAATCTGCGCCAACTGCGGGAAGGCCACGAAGGGGCGAAGCCTGCATTGCCGTTCGTGCGCTCAAAAGTTGTCCCCAAAGGCGAAGACTGCTCATGCCGCATCTCCCGCAAGCAAAACTGGCAATTTTTGAGTAGCATCGGAGTACCGCTGCAAAGCGACCGCCACATAGCCAGGGTCGATCTCCACCGCGTAACAACGGCGCTGCAGATTCTCGGCTGCCATCAAGGTCGTGCCTGACCCTAAGAAGGGGTCGTATACATCGCCCTCGTGGTTGCGAATGGGCCTCGCCATGCACTCCAGCGGCTTTTGCGTGCTGTGACCGCCCTCAACGTTCTTGTCCAGGGCAATCTCCCACACAGTGCTGGCCTTGCCGTCGCCTATCCAGTGCGCCGTCGCACCCTTCCGCACCCCATACCAACAGGGTTCGTGCTGGTAGGTATAGTGGCCGCGGCTGATGGGGAAGTGCGGCTTGCTCCAAATGATCTGGTTGCGGATTTCATAGCCCGAATTCAGCAGCGCCTGCCCCGTCTGGATCACATGATCACCGCCCGGCGACCACGTATAGGCCACGTCCCCCGGAAACAACTTGTATGCATCCGACCAGTCGATGCGGTCATCGTTGTAAACTTTGCCCACCCGGCGCGCCGAGTAAGCCAAATGCCCCGCTGCCGCAGCCTCGTTGCGCCAGTTGGGGTCGTACTCCACACCATATGGAGGGTCGGTCACCATCAAGGTCGGCGCCGCACCCTCAAGCAGCCGCGCTACCACCTCGCCGTCGGTCGAATCGCCGCAGATCAGCCGGTGGTCGCCCAACGCCCAGATCTGTCCCAATTCAACCCCCCACACCACCCGCAATTCCTCGGCCCTGTCGACCTGGGCCTCCGCATCCACCATCTCATCGCTCTCTACCGCAATCCCAGCGTCGTGCGCTACCATGTCCATCAACTCACGCAGCGCCTCACTGTCCGTCTCCACTGTCTCCAACAAGTCCGCCAACAATCCCTTGTCGGCCTCCGCCATCGATGTGATCGGGTCATAGGCCAACAAAATCAGGTCAGCCTCCTCATCCGTAACATCCAAGATCGTCGCCGGCCACTCCCCACCCAACTCCAGGCGCAGATGGCCGTCAATCAAGGTCAACGCACCCCCCGCCCGCTCGCTGTAGTAAGCCATCAACGGCGCTACTATCCCCACCTCCGCCAACAAACCCCGAATCGCCATCTGCTGCTGCACCGGGTGCATGCGCCAATTCTTCGGGTTGGCACGTAACTCCGTCGCCGTCACCACCCGCGTCTCTACTATGCGGTTCGACCATGCCGACCTCCGCACCGTAGCTACCTTTCCCTTCACTACCTCCGGCGCCGTCCCGTTCAAGCCCACTTCCCCCCCATCGACCCCCAATAAAAAATGCCCCGTTATCCTCGCGGATAACCGGGCATCGTGTGCGCTATTTACTCTCAATTCCACCTCGGCCCAACCGCCGAAGGCCAACTTCGGCCCCCAGCAGTTGTATATTGACCCCACCCACATCCTAGTCTATATCCTGCCGAATTTCAACCCTTCGTAATATTTCGCAGTACACACGTAAATCCACCACCACCCACGACCCATTCCGCCCCACTTCCAACAACATCCGCCCCCCCTCCAATCTCGCATATAACCGCCCCGCCTCATCCCGTATCTCTACCCACTCCCCCTCCCCCACCGGCTCACTCAACCGCTCGATTCCCTTCATCCCCAGCCCCCTCCCCGCCCACCTTAAACTCCACCAACTTCGCCATCGCTTCCCTCGCCTCCCCCTCACTGCCGTAGACATCAGGAAACGTCCTCCACCTCGCACCCGCCCGATTCGGCTTCCACATGATCTGCCGACCATTGTACTCATTTAACCTGTACCGATACTCGCCGTCTACTGACATGCGCTCTATCGCCATAACCCCCACCTTTCCCTATGTAGAAACGGATTACCCCGCCGCTACCTTCATGCTGCCGTGTCAAGGGAAAATCCTAGCCGAGATTTTCCGCATACCCCCGCAATAATGATTGTTGCCACCTTCGGCAACGAAGCAATCTAAATCGAAAAAGTCGTCAGCCCCCCAAATTTTCACCAGTCCAGATGTCGTTGGGGCCGCGCCGCACGTCGGCGCAACTCCCATGGCGAAACGGATTCGCAATTGCCATTGCAATTGACGCAGCCATTGAAATGGGGCCGGCTGCAGCAATCGGAAGGGTAATTGCGGCGTCAATTTCAATAGGGCCGGCTGCCGCAACAGCCATTGCAAGTGATCGATCTGCTTGGAGGCTGGCATTGCTTTTCCGAACTTAGTTCGGCGACTTGGGCTGGCCCCAATATTGGCCCCAATTGGCCCTATATTGGCCCTATTTATAGGACTCTATAGCGATTCGCCGGTTGGCCGATTTCCCCTAGGTAGCTACCCATGGTATACTACTGGCGTAGGGAAAAACAAATAGGAAAACCGCCCCAGGGCGGGGATTGGTACGAAGGGTCAAGGTTCGCCGAGCGAAGCTAAATCCCTTCCCATTCCCACACCCTAAGCGGCAGCTATACACAGCAATAGTCGGCACAAGCTCCCTGGTGCCATGCCTCCCTGCCACGCGCATGGGTTGTATAACGAACCTTAACAACCGAATACTTAATGGGAATCCTAACCTTTCAGACTATCAGCAACCCCGTGACCCAACGCGCCCAAAGACGCCGGCAAGTCACCCAGCCGAAAGCCTGGCCCCACACCCCCATGCGCGCATAAGAACATGCCGTAAGGGCCACGCTCTGGAGCGGACGCTCCACTGATGAGGCTTACCCAACTACCGAAAGGATTCACCCCATGCCTAAGAAACACTATGTCGCGATGGCTGGCCTTCATGGCTACATGCCGAACTATTCGGCGACCCACGATACCAAAGGGTCGGCAGCCGCGGACTTGGCGAGCATCCATAGCCTAAGCGGACGCGCCGAGAAACGCCTACGCCGCGACATGTACTTAGAGCTTGACCTGGCCGAATTCGGCAATGAATACTGCGAAATCGCCGAATGCGAATGCGGCGACATTGGTACGCATTCCGACCTAGACTATTAGTCGAAACCGACCACCTGGTCGGTCGGCAGCACATAGCTGCCCTGATGAGACTTCCCACACCGAAAGGATTCACCCCATGTACATGCCTAATAGCGAGCCGCGCTCTGACGAAGACCTGCTCCTTGAAACCATCGACGCCCATTGTGGCGCCGAGAATTTCCTGGAAACCATCCAGAACTTCGTGGACGGCTTCGGCGAGGTAGATGCCGAATGGCCCGATGCCGACTACGTTGACGACTTCGTCCTGGTCACCGAAATGCTGGAGCGCATCGCCGAGCAGATCGGCGATATGAAACAACGCCGACGCCGCGCCGCCATCGCCTTCGAGCAGGAGATCAAACGCCTCGCCGAGCAATTCGCCGAATAGTCGAAACCGACCACCTGGTCGGTCGGCAGCATATAGCTGCCCTGATGAGACTTCCCACACCGAAAGGATTCACCCCATGCAAGACACGTCTACCGAGGTGCTGCTCGCCATGTACGATGACGCGAGGAAAGATAGCCTCGACCTCATCGCCGACGCGCACCCATTCTCGCCCTTCAACCACAATGCCGAACTCGATAAGCTCGCCGAATTCCGCTATAAGGTCTGGCAAGAATTGCGCCGCCGCGGCGTCTTCATCCCATAGTCGAAACCGGCTTCGGTCGGTCGGCAGCATATAGCTGCCCTGATGAGACTTCCCACAACCGAAAGGATTCACCCCATGACCACCGTCACCATTAGCCATGATGGTTTCGCCCGCCAAAGCGTCATCCGCCGAGTCGTCCATACCAAGGCGCCTTGCCCATTTTGCGGACAAAACCCCCAGGGCCACCTCTTCCAATACGGCATCCACAGCGATGGCTTCGGCAGCCGCGAATCTTGGGAGCGAGGCGCTTTTTGCAGCAAGCCATGCCGCGACGCCTTCCACGGTCAATAGTCGAAACCGCCCACCAGGCGGTCGGCAGCAAGCAGCTGCCCTGATGAGACTTCCCACACCGAAAGGATTCACCCCATGCAATACGAAACCGTCGCCGCGCTGATCGACCAAATCGAAACCCTGGACGTCGCCGACCTCACCGCCGACCTCGCTGCTCGCCTGAACGAAGTCGTCCAACGCCGCCAACGTACCATCGCCCAATCGGTCGAGATTTACGGCACCTTCGTCGCCGAACTCGAACTCGCCGGCTATGATCTCTCGCCCGACAGCTACGCTCAGCCCGATTACGTCTTCGTCGCCAGCAGCGAGCTTATCGCCTGGAAACCGCTCTTCTCCGACGAATTGGTCGACCAGCGCATGGCGATGATCACCGCACGCCTCACCGAAGGCCGATGGCAGGTCACGCGCATGTTCCACGACACCATGTATTAATAGCCGAAACCGCCGAGGAGGCGGTCGGCGACACATAGTCGCCCTGATGATGGCTTTACCCAAACCGAAAGGATTCACCCAATGCCGACCATTTCTATCAATCTCGGTTACCTTCGCCCGACCACCGTCGCCGAACTCGTATCCGACCTGATGACCGCCGCCCAGCCAGATTACATGACCATCTTTACCCTGGTCGATTGGCTCGAATCCCTGGTCGGCGGAGAGCAAAGCCTCGACATGCTCATCGCCGCCGGCGTCGACGTCGATTGCCTATACTACGCAACGTCCGCATAGCCGAAACGCCCGCCCAGGGCGTCGTCAGCACATAGCTGGCCTGATGATGGCTTCCACAATACGAAAGGATTTACCCACCTATGAACGCCTCTACACGAGACGACGCTCTCAACTTGGTTGATCAAGCGCAGGAAAAGTTGTTCGAATCTATTGAACTCCTGCGCCAATACTGCGACCTGACGGGTGATCGGCACACTAGAGCCTATATTCTCGACCACTTGGTCATATACGCCAGCGCCGACCACGGCTTCCTGAGCCACGACCCAAACCTCGGCGAAGTGATCGACGGCCTTCTTCACCCCGAAGAGGAGGACGAGGAAGATTACGACGACGAGGAGGACGAGCAGCGCCAATGGGGCAGCCGCTACGATGACGACGACACCGAAGTCGGCCATGAAGCAGATCTGCCCCAATGGGCCAAATAGCCGAAACCGCCGCCTTTCCCCAGGGCGACGGTCGCCGACAAAGAGTCGGCCTGATGATGGCTTAACACTACCCATTCCCGAAAGGAATCCCACCATGCCAATTATGATCGCCGTTTCACCAAAGGCAGCCGAGCGCCTACGCGCAAAGCTGGAGCGCATGATCGAGATCGCCCAACGCGACATCGAGAAGTTCCAGCACGACTTCGCCCAGAATCCAGCCTTCGCCATGCGCTGGGCCAACACCGCCTTTCGAGCGGCAGCCGAGCAGGAAGTCGCATATCGATGCATCAACCTGATGGAATGCGGCGCAACGGCGGACGACGTCGCCAAACACCTCCACAGCGAAATCGTACGCGGCGCAAGACCATCGCATTCGACCAGCCAAACGTCCAACTTGGTCGACGAGGAACTGCTCATAGCAGCCACCACCCTTTTTGAAGACATCACCTTTCCCGAATAGACGAAACCGCTCCCCTTTCCCCTGGGGCGGTCGCCGGCAGATAGTCGGCCCGATGAGTCTTACTACCAACAAAAGGATTGACCCCATGCATACCAAAGAGTTCGAGCGCGCCACCGAGGTGGCTGCCGCCCTCGCCGCCCTGGAGCGCATCTGCTTCGGCGAGCTTTCCGACGACCAGATCGAGAGCATCCTAAGCCTGGCTGCCGCCCACAGAGAGTTCATGGGCAAAGCCGAGCGCCTCTACGACCGCGGCGGCATCGAATGCACCAACAAGGGCTTCGAGGTCGATTACGACGCCAGCAGCTTTGACGCCACCCAGGTCACCGTCCATAGCGCCGAAACCCTTCCCAAGTCCAGCACACCCCGCTACGAGTTCGAGGCGTCGTACCATCTCTATGGCGACGGCTCCGGCGGACGCTGGGTTTGCAAGCGCAGCGAGGCTTGGGAAGAGCATCCATGATCGCCTTCGAAGGGTATACCTTCTTCGGCCAGGGCGACCGATACGCCGCCTCCTGCCATTTTGTTCCCATTGGCTGGAAGGGCATTACCTTCCTGATGATTCACGACCAGGAGCGCCAAGATCGGGAGGGGCTTCCCCTCCTGCTCTTCATCAAGGACATCGACGACCTTGTAAACCTCGCCGATGCCCAGCGCCGCCTGGCTGCCGACCTCGGCCAGCCTCTAGCCGAGATAAGTGGCGCTCAGTAACACCGCCCACCCGCTCACCCAACTTGCTCAGAGTAGCTACTTATGGTATTATTTGACCATCGATAGCTACTTTGAGCCAGGAGAATGACCATGCCGATGTACACAGATGCCGATTGCGAACGCTTCCTCGATAAGGTGGCGCTGCCCGATGACCTAGAGAGCCGAATCCCCTGCTGGACTTGGCTGGGCGCTAAACACGGCGAAGGCCGTGGATACGGAAAGTTCCGCCTCGGCGGAAAGACCACCAGCGCCCACCGCGCAGCCTTCATTCTCTTTGTCGGCGAGTTGGCCGAGGGCCAGGTCGTCAACCACCGATGCAACAACGAGGCTTGCGTTTCGCCCTGGCATCTGGAAGCCGTTAGCCAGTCCGAGAACATTCGATACTGCGTCCAATGCGGACGCCACAACTCACAGAAAGAAGATTGACCCATGCGCCCACGCTACACGATCCATATCGCCGTCCACGGCTGCGACGAGTTCGGCGAAACCGCCTTCAATGAGGAAGCGGGCGTCACGCTCGACTTCGCCACCACCGACCTCGACGCCGCCACCGACCTGATCTCCCAAGCCTTCGATGCCCTCAATAGGAAGATTAGCTTCCTGCCCAACGTCACCGACCGCCGCCCTGAAGAAGAAGAGGAGAACTAACCCATGCGTAGCATCGACGAGACCCGCACCCACCTCACCCTGGGCAAGACCCTGCACCAGAAATGCCTCGACCAATGGGTCGCCACCGTAAGCGCCCAGCCCACCAGCGCCCTGGCGACCATGACCGATATCTTCGGCCTGGCTGCCCGCATCGAACTGGCCGACCGAGTCCTGCTGCTCGCCGAGTTCGGCGAGGCCGATGGCAAAACCATGCAGGAGGTGCGCTACGAGATCGAGCAGGAACTCAGCAAGAAGCTCATCACCCGCGGGCGCAGCCAGGCGAACTACTCCACCAACCCCTGCAGCAACCTCCTCGAAGATTCCCGCACCGAGGCGCTGGCCGACTTCCTGCACTGGTTCTTAAACTAAGGCGAAACCCCGCACCACGCGGGGTCGGGTGGAGATCATCTACCACCCCTGACGAGCCAGATGCTTACCACCAACGCCCGCCTCAAGCGCCCACGCGCAGAGGGCGGCGGAGAAAGAGAAAGGAACCACCCGCAATGCGAAAAGCGAGCTTTTACCTAGACTGCCTGCCCAACGACATCTGGCATGGCTTCACCGAAGGCGACACCTGGAACGGCTTTGATTGCCCATACTTTACCGAGACCGAAGGCTTGCGCCTACACGCCGCCCTGGTGGCCCTGGCGACCGCCGAGGGCGAGGTAGACTCCGACGCCTTTGACCTCGATTGGAAGCCCACTCAATGGGGCCAGGGCGTCGGCGACGGCATGGCCGTTTATGCCATCGGCGCTTACTGCTGGACTTGGTCTGAGATCACCATTCCCTTCGGCTGGGATGCCATCGAAGCATGAGCGAAACCATCCAATTCACCCGCTATAGCTTCAAGCTCACCGACGAGCAGATGGCGCACCTTCAAGCCCTGGCCGCTGCTACCAACTCCCTGGCCCCCACAGGGACGACCGCCTTCCAGCCCTCTTGGCGCACCCTGATCAAGCGCATCGCCGACGGCGAGTTCATCCTTGTACCCAACCCCGAAGCCTACCTCAAAGACGGAAAGGACGCCTGAGATGAAGCTCGACGAACTGCTGGCCCGCTGGGAACACAAACAAGCCTACATCTATGTGCATCGCTTCCATACCTTTCGCCCCATTCCCGACAGGACGGTCGACGAATACCTGGCAGGCTTCGACATGACCATCACCCGCTTCGAGGCGGGCGTCGACGAGATGGTGCGCTTTGGCCCGCCCTGGGTCATCAACATCTATGTCGACATCGCTGGCCTCGGCCAATGCCACTTCCAGATCAAAGGACTATAAAGCCATGTATACCACCCGCTACTGCGTCACTCGCCTCCTGCCAGACCCCCGCGGCTTCATGCGCGTCAGTACATTCCCTGGCGATACGCGCTGGCATCACACCACCGAGCAAGTGCAGAAGAGTATCGCCGACCTGCGGGCAGCGCAGCCGCGCCTCGCCCTGCACTTCCAGATCACCGACACCCACAGCGGCGACGTCTTCACCGATCTGCAAGGGGCGACCAAAGCCCAGCACGCGTGAACCCGCCTCACAAGCGCCCATCTTGGTTTCGCCGCCAGGGTGGGCGCTTCTCTTTGAGCCGCTCCTGC